CAGCCAATCCGCGCCGCTGGCAGCTTTGACGTGGCTCAGCTTATTCTCAGCGACATGCGATTGAACATTAAGCGCGCGCTTTACAACGACATGCTTGGCAACCCGGATAAAACCCCGGCCACTGCCACTGAGGTCGCGGAGCGTATGGCTGACCTGTCTCGTCGGATGGGGTCTGCGTTTGGCCGATTGCAAGCAGAACTGGTTCAGCCTGTTCTTCAGCGTGTAATCTACATCTTAAAGAAGCAGGGGCGCATCGAAGTGCCGACTGTGAACGGGCGCGAAGTTAAAGTCCGGTCTGTGTCGCCCTTGGCGCAAGCTCAAGCCAATCAGGACATCTCAAGCATTTCTCGCTTCTTAGAGTTGGTCGGCGGTGCTTTTGGGCCTGAGATGATGCAGATGCTCATAAACAGTGAGGAAACCGCTATACACCTTGCGAAAAAGTTTGGTGTTCCAGAAAGCTTGATCCGAGATGAAGAACAGCGTAAACAAATAGCTGCAATAGCGCAGCAGATGGCGCAGCAACAACAGCAGCAAGGTGGCATGGTTGAAGGACAACAGGGTTAATATCGGCGTCGATGGCATTCAGCGCAACGCTGAAGAAGACACTCGCATCAGCGAGAATGTTGCTGAGATATTCACCAAGCCTACTGGCAAGGAAGTCCTGAGATACCTTCGGTCAATCACCATTGAGATGGTGCATGGCCCAAATGTTTCGAACGAAGATTTGAGGCATATCGAAGGTCAGCGGTACATCGTTGGCCTTCTTGAGCAACGTATTGCCCACGCGCATAGGAGCAAGAAATGAACGATTCTTTGATGCAATCGGGAACAGAAGCTGCGCCTGAGGAAACTGAGGCGGTTAGCTCAGAGGAAGTCACTTCGGGTAATGAGGCCCCAATCTCTGATCGCCCGGAGTGGCTTCCCGAAAAATACAATTCGCCTGAAGACTTGGCGAAAGCCTACAAGGAATTGGAATCCAAGATCGGTGCAAAGGAAGAAGACCTGCGCACACAGATCATGGAGGAATTGCAGAAGGAGGCTTACAGTGATCGGCCTGAATCGCCGGGTCACTATCAGCTTCCTGAGGGCATTGACATTGAAGAGGCGGCGAACAGCGACCTACTAAAGTGGTGGTCTGACCATGCCTATGAGAATGGCTATGGCCAAGAGGAGTTCCAAAAGGGCATTGAGATGTACACTCAATCCATTGGCGCTTCTCAGCCTGACCTTGAGGCAGAAGAAGCAAAGCTTGGTGACAATGCCTCTAGCCGTATTGAGGCTGCATCTTTGTTTGCCAACAAATTCTTTCCGCAAGACGCGATCCCGGCGGTCGAGCGGATGTGCGAAAGCGCAGATGGTATTATTGCGCTGGAGGCAATCATGGAAGCTATGAAAGACGGATCGTATTCCGGTGACACTAACCCAACATCTGGTGTTAGCGAGGCTGATTTGCGCCAGATGATGAATGACCCGCGCTACTGGAGCCAGAAGGATCGTGATCCTGCGTTTGTAAAGCAAGTCGAGGAAGGGTTCCGCGCTGTCTACAAGGGATAAGAAATCAATGTTAAACCTTGGCCCCTTTGAGTTTCACAAGCTTGAAGGGTGCCATGTTGATGCAATCCTTGAAAACCTTGATGATCGAAACGTCAGGGAGTTTGAGGAGTTTTACAATGTAGACCCTAGAGATCACCTGCCGCTTGCTTTGGATTATGACCTGTCTCATGCAATCACACACAATGGAGACATTGTTGCGATTTGCGGTGCTGACGGTGGTCAGTTCTGGATGGTCTTTTCCACCAAGATTAAGAGGGTTTGGCGCAGCGCAGTGCGCAGGTCCATGCCTGTCATAGAGTTTTATCACGCCTTCTATGACGAATTGTATTCTGACGTTTGGTCAGAGAATGAATTTACGCACCAATGGTTGGCTTTCTTAGGCTTCCAGCCTGAGTTCACTGGGCTTATGGAAAATGGCCACACCGTTGTGCGTTTTGTGCGTTGCAATCATTGGACTGATGATATTGTTTCGCCACCATCACGGCCCGTAATGCACTAAGAGGCCCGAAAGGACACCCTCGCTGACGTGAAACGCGGACACCCGTAGCAACCGTAAACTTCTTTAGGACTGAAAAAATGGCTAACACAATCGACCAAGCCTTTATCAAGCAGTTCGAAACCGAAGTTCACATGGCGTATCAGCGCATGGGTTCCAAGCTACGGAACACTGTTCGCTCTACCAATGTGACAGGTTCGACTGCCCGATTCCAAATCATCGGCAAAGGCGCTGCAACCACCAAGGCTCGCAACGGCAACGTCACTCCCATGGAGTTGGCGCACACCAACGTCGAAGCAACGATGGCCGACTACTACGCGCCTGAGTACATCGACAAGCTGGATGAGTTGAAGATCAACATTAACGAGCGTCAAGCTGTGGCACAATCTGCCGCTGCCGCTCTTGGTCGTAAGACCGACGAGTTGATTACCACTGCGATGGACACTGGTGCTAACGCGACTCAGATTGCTGATGTTGCTGACCCTGTGGACAAGGCTGACCTGCTGACTTTGTTTGAGACATTCGGTCAGGCTGACATTCCTGAGGATGGTCAGCGTTATATCGCTATGTCACCCGCTGGCTTTGCCGATCTGTTTAACATCAACGAGTTTGCTTCGAGCGACTACGTTGGTCCGCAGAACCTGCCCTTCGCAGGTGGCATGACCATGAAGGAGTTCTTGGGCTTTAAAATCTTCTCGACTTCGGCTGTTGCTGGCGGCAAAAACTTTGCCTACCACACCAGCGCGGTTGGCCTTGGCGTGAACGCTGACGTTCAGACTGAGATCAACTACGTTGCTGAGAAGGTCGCGCACCTTGCTACGTCGATGATGTCAATGGGTTCCATCGTGATTGATTCCGATGGTGTCTACGAAGTTCTCGACAACAACTAAGGAACTAATCATGGCGTTTAACTTTCAAGGGTTGAACCGTGTTGTGGGCGCGCTGAGTGCTGATCTTTGGTTCTATGCAACCTCAGAAACAGTTTCAGATGTAACTGCTGCGGGATACTTTAACGGCGCTTCGGATATGCTAGCGAAGGGTGATGTTATCATCGTCGCTGATTCCAACACCCCGGCGACTGCGACTCTTGTCGTATCGTCAAGCAAGGATGGGGTTGTGCAGGTTTCTGCTCCAGCTTCGCCTGTTGTTGAATAGCAAGAAAGGAGAGGGGGGCTTCGGCCCCCCGAACCATCATGAGTCCAGCCGATACACCCATTAAAGTTTGCTCGCGCGCATCACTCCTGATCGGGGGCGATGCGATTCAATCGTTTAACGATGGCACAGCGGAGGCGGCTGTTTCTGCGTCTATGTACGAAGACATTGCGCGCGCAGGATTGACCAACACACGCTGGCGGTTTTCCTCTAATCAGGCTGTTCTCAATCGACTGACCAATGAGCCGACAGGCCGTTGGGACGCTGCCTATCAAATGCCTTCAACGTCAATCATGACATCTGCAATCACTGTTCAAGACATGCCGATCAAGTATGACACTTACGGCACTAAGATTTACTGTGATGCTTCCCCGGCTGACGAGGTTGTGGCTGACTACATCTTCCGCTCTGATGAGTCTGTTTGGCCTCCCTACTTTACTATTGTTGTGGAGTATATGATGGCCAGCGTTCTTGCGATCTCAGTGGCGCGAGATTCATCTCTTGGCCAGCTAATGGAAGCCAAGACAGATTACTTTATGCGGCTGGCGCGAGCGCGCGACTCGCAATCGCAGACCACACGGAAACTCAACACTTCGAGGTTCATTACTGAAAGGCGTAGTTAATGCGAAAAGTTCGTGTTCCTGTAAGTAGCTTTCAGTACGGCGAGGTAAGTGAGTCTCTTGTGATGCGGACGGACACGCCTGTTTACGGGCAGTCTGCTCAGCGCGTAGAGAACATGCTGATTACGCCTGAGGGTGCCTTGAAGAAAAGGCCCGGACTAAAGCACATCTATGACTATAACATTGTCTCAAATGGGAGAGCGCAATCTCATTTGGGTAAGTTTGTTTTTGACGACAACGAAGAGTATTTGATTTCGATTGAGGATGCCAAGCTAAGGGCGTTTCGCCTTTTGGCTGATGGCTCGCTGTCTCTTGTTTCTACGCTGACGACTGACAGTTCTGGCGATCCGCTGCCTTTCGATGAAGAGTACATTCAGGAATACACCTTCGCTCAGTACGCTGACGCAATGTTTATCTGCCACCCGCTCATTGCGCCCCGTACATTGTTTCGAACAAGCTTGACTAGCTTTGAGATTAGCACCTTTACGTTTGATAGG